GTTCCGAAGCTAAAGGAAAATCGGCGTTCGGAGATGTAGGGGGGAGTCATTTTATCCGCCTCAGCGCCAACTCTCTCAGGTATTCACGGCTGATTCGACCGTTCTCGGCTCTCTCGTGACAGGTCGGACAGAGACAGATGAGATTTGTCTCAACGTCCGCCAACCCCGGCTGCTCGTTGACAGGCACGATATGATGCACCGACAGCCCCTCATGCACGAGCTTTCCTGCGTCCCGGCAGACCTCACAGAGATAGCCTGCTTCACGTCTGATCCCGGGCGAAATATGATTCTTCCACCTCGACTTCTGCCGGAAATCGTCCGCTGCCGAATCTTTTCTGATATATTTCCGCTGTGGCTTCCTCGGACAGATAAACTTGCTGTCGTGTATCTTTCCACAGTATTTGCACGCTCTGAGCATATGTCACCGTCCTTTATATGCAAAAATACCCCGACAACGATTCATGCCGAGGTATCAAGGAGATTTGTCTGCGGAAGAGCAGGACCGCACGGGAGTGAGCAAAGAACAGGGTCGTCTGAATGATACCGCAAATTCCCGCGCGGTGAAAGCGTTTGGCGCGATCGCCTTTCTTCCGCCGCTTTCTTATGATACCATTATAGCACGTCAGATGAGGCAAAACAAGGCAAAATTAGGCAAAGTTTTTTAATTGCCTGCTGTTGCTTGTATCTTACCGTACGAGGACTGTAGTTCATTATCTCAGCCGTCTGCTCGATAGTATGATAAAGGACGTACCTGTGGATCAGCACGGCTTCGAGGTCGTTGTCATCGAGCTTTGAGATAGCGTCGAGTATCTCCGCATTGATGCTCAGGAGAGCAGCAGTCTGCGCGCGGAATCTTTCCTCCTGTTCACATAACCGCTGCAATGCAAATTCTGTGCCGTTTTTTCGCCCCGACGATCTGCCCGTGTCATTCGACGTGCAGCACCCTGCAAGTCCCGCAGCGCGCTCTCTGCTTTGTCTCACGCACTGTTCAAGCACCTTTATCTTCTTGTCGGCGTAGAAGCCGCGGTTCAGCCATGCGGTGAGCTCTAATTCTTTCTCGGTCATTTGTCCTTCCCCATGTACTTGCCGTAGGTGATGCCGAGGGAGCTCGCACGGTTAGCAGCGGCGATTATCCGCTCGTTGGTGACGGACCTCTTGTGCTTTACCGTTTCGACCGTCTGCCTTTCCGACTCCATGGCACGATATGCACGCTTTCGCAGCGTCGAGTGCGTGCGCTTGCAGTCATTGCAGACCGTCCGCTTCTGCCCGGTGTATGTGTATACAAAGCTCTTTCCGCAGTCCTTACACACTGTCATCGCTTGCATCGCTCGGCACCTCCAATCAGCTCAGGGTTGTCGTAGATGTTGCCGATAACTGTGACACTGTTTCCATTCTGTATGTAGCGAAAGAGGTCGTTGTTGATTACGTCGCTACCACTCTTCCCTGCGGTAACCGAAAAACTTGAACGGAAATCAGAGAAGAATACTCTGCCGATTCGGAGCCTGTCTCCGATTTCATACTCAACAATATCTCCCTCGAAGATCTTCACGCCGTTCTTGTCGGTCAGACCTGTGAACTGTCCTATCGTCTCAGAACGAACTTGATATGCCGTTGATATTCCTGCTTTGTTGGAAATATACCATTCGTCTTTGGCTATATTGTGTGCCAGTAGCCCTTCATACCAATTACCTTTTATATCTTTTCCTCTGAATAATATCTCACGCATCTCAGTAATCTCCTTTCAGAATCATATCTGCTGCTAAGTGCTGCATATTCCAGAATGTTTCTGTGTGCTTCTTGTAGTAGTCCACATCAAGGAGCAGCAATATAATATCATGAGTTGTTTTCATTATCTTTTCTCCCTACAACTTCCCCGATCTTATCCCTGAGCTCGTCGCACTTGTCCTGATCCTGGTAGTTAGCAAAGAACGCTCTCCGCAGTATCGGAAGGCTCTCACGCAGGAGCTGCTCCTGCTGCTCGACCTTTTTTTCAAGTGCTGACATATGGAGCATATCTGTGTCAACCATTCGTATCACCGACCTTTCCTTCGAGCACCACTATCGCGACATCAATAGCCTCTATGTCCTTTTCAACTATCTCGCGCAGACCCTCGAATTTCTGAAAATGTTCCTTGTGCCTCTTCATATCACGAAGATGATCGATAGCTTCACTGATGTTCATTTTCTTCACTCCTTATCCGCTCTATCTGCCTGTCGAGCTTCTTGGCGATTATCCTGTCTATCTCATCAGCACCGAGGAAGTGATACATCTGTGCAGCCATGATGAGCACGTCAGCAATTTCCTCTTTCAGATTTTCAAATGCTTCCCGAGCGCCTTGATTATCGTGTATTCGCTTGCATTTTTGAGCCGCTTGTATAGCCTCAGCGCATTCCTCAACGAACTGTTCTCGCTGAGCTTCATAGCCGTAGTGTTCCATTATCGCTCTGAGTTCAGGCGATGACTTAATCTTACTCATAGAGTTCCTCCTTAGGCATATCCGTTTAACGTGCCGACCTCATGCCATTTCTTGTCGTTATAGTTGTTATACTGGTATACGACCCCGTCTGTGGCAGATTCGTACACTGCTAACAGCATCGGACTTGCTCCTTCATACTGCTCTGATATCTCGTCGAGAGTAAGATACTCGAATACATCTTCAGGAGCTTTTGGGTTGCAGTACGTATGCCAATCAAATTTATAATCCGGCACAAGTCTAATGCTACCATCTACAATACTGCCCTCAAATATGGCAAGTGCGTGAACATAGTCTTCGTTATATACTACTGCTCCTCCGACGTCGCTTCCAAGGCTTCGGGTTTCATGGAACGCAGCTATCACCGTGTCGATTGCTTCTATATCCTTTGCAAATTCGCTGTCGGGCTCGTCCTCTGTAAGAAAGCTCTCACGGTCTGCTCTCAGTTCTTTTAGCTGATCAATCGCTTCAACAATATTCATTCTTACCTCCTAAGGTTTATTCTTGTGCTTACCACATGTCCTTGGCGTGAAGCTTACGCAATGCCGTTCCTTTCTGACAATGAGCTGCTTCACGATTTCCTGATAGTCGTCCTCCACTGCCCGTTCTTTCCTTTTCCGCTCATATTCTCGGAGCTTGGCTGTGTGATATACCTTGTACCGCACGCACTCAATTCGGCAGAACGTAGACCGTTTCGTGCAGTTACGGCAGGGATTCTGAATCTTCATCAGAACGTCACGGCAGCGTTAAGGACTGCCGCCGATATCCAGTAGATGACTTTCCGAATGTCACGCTGTCTAAGATATACAAGCGCTGCAAGTATATCTATCACAATCAACAGTGCCGGGAAATACTGCTCCGGTTTCAGTTTTATCATCGCTTGCCTCCTCAGAATTTATTGATAACAATATTGTACTTGTCTATCTCATGGTCGTCGATAGGGACGTTGTCCTGTTCGAGCCACTTGCGGACGACTGCATAAAGATCACCGACAGCCTTTCCCTTGTCAGCATACCAGTTTTGCACACGTCTGACATATTCATCGACCTTAGCCTGACCGTAATCATAGACGAGCTTATCAAGGTCTTGCTGATGAGAGGGCGAGGGAGCTGAGCCGACAGGCGCAGCCGTTTCCTTTTCTTTCCTCTCCTTTACTTTACTTTTCTTTACTTTACTTTCCTTTGTGTAGTTTTTCTCGGATTTAAAACAGTTTTTCTCAGAATTATCTTCGTTATTCTCGGAAAAACCGTTTTCAAGGTGCACTTTAATAAAGCTCTCGGTCTCGTTTTCTTTTAAAACCCAGAACTCAGCAGCTACATCGACATCACGCTTCGCACCTTTCTTGGCAGCCTGATATCTTCGCTGGACAGATGCAGCAGTTATGACCTTGACCGGAACAGCAAGTGTACTTTCTATCATGACAAGCAGTGACCGACTGAACAAGTAGTTCAATATCTGCGTTACAGCATTCGTTGTGATACTCAGTTCGTCTGAGATATCAAGAATCAGATCCTCGTCATACTCGGCATAGTAGCCGCTGCGATAGATCTCACATAAAAGGTAAAGATAAACTGCGACTCCGTCAGCTCCGTATGAAGCACGAAGCCGCTTTATCTTTTTATCCGCGAAAAAATCAACATCGAAAGGAAAGTAGTCAAGGCCCTTTTTTTTCGGGCGTGCCATTGAACCACTTCCTTTAATTTCCGTAGGCAGACTGAACCGCCCATTGAGAGAGTATCTTATTCAACAACTATAACTTTGCCCGCCTCGATGAGCTCCGCGAGCGCTGTTTTCAGATGTTCAGCAACATTTTTTCGCGCCTGGAGTTTCCACGCGCCACCGTCAGCTTCGTAGAGTGCCACAAGACCACCCTCGGACAGCCTGAGAAGAAACTCGCTCTCTGGCTGGTCTACTTCGTTGAATGTACGGAAAGGCTTGAGCTTACGAATGGGATTGACAGCCTTGTTGTCTTTGAGTGCAATGCCCTTGCGAACTACAACAGTCTGAGTAAAGCCGTCGTCTGAGAGTTGGGCGCTGTTTTCCTCGGTTATAGTTCCGAGGAGCTGAACAAGCTCAAGCAACTCAGGAGTTTCCACAAACTTTGATTTAAGTGTTATCATCATAGTTTCATAGTCAAGCCTGCAGTCGAATGGGATATCAACGATTTCCGCAGTCACCTTGTACGGCACTTCTCGCTGTCTGTCAGCAGCACTGATTGCGGAGCATACTGTTACAGTTGCCTCATCACTGACATCAATGAGAATCGGACCGTTGAAGCAGTCGCACTCTGCGACCGTGAACGTGCATGATGATATGCCGCTCGGGGTCTGACGCAGCTCAGGGTCAGCGGTCAGGCGTCCTGTGAGTATTGTCTTGTTCATTTTTGCCCCTTTCTATCATCTTGATGATGATGCCCTCGAACTCAAACCGCTGCCGGTCGGAGAGGATGATTTCTCCAACCTTCCTCTTGTAGCGCTCATACAGCGGTCGAATTTTCGGGTGATTGATGTTTATCTGGTAGCCGTACTTGTTCGGCGGTGCGAATATCGAGTCATTCGGCGCCGTCTTGGCTAATCTCAATGCGGTATCATACGGTATCTTTCTTCCCATGCTTACCGCCTCGGAGCTGTCTGAGCCTTGTAATTATGCCAGAACCAGTAGAACAGCTCCAGCATTTTCAGCGCTGACTTTTCACGTTCCCAGATAAACTCCACATCGAACCGGTAACGGTTGCCGCAGCGCCACGACTGCAACGTGCTGTAAACGGTAGCACCGATGTTCCTGACCTTGCGCCCCTGAGCTGCTGCACCGGCTTCGGAGATCTGGAACTCTTTCAGGTGCTCCCAGCTCTTGCAGCCTTCAAGCAACAGCGTACACTGCACGGCGTTCCGGCTTATAGTGTCAAGCTCCTTCTCAATGCGCTCGCGGTCACTGGTAACGTTGCCGTACAGCTCGTCTATCTTTGCCTTGCGCTCGATAACACAGGAGTGCGAGAAATCCTTTCCCTCGGCGGTAAAGCTGTAGTCGCCGTAGTCGAGTTTCCGGACTTCTGTCATAATACCGAGCTGAGCGAGCACCTGTGTGATGTGGTCATTGACTTGCTCCCTGGTGTCAATGAGGATCGTGGCTTTCTTCATAAAGTCCTTTTTTTCGTCTTTACTGCTCAACCTCATACACCTCGCAGTCCTCGTGGTAGTTCCTCGGCGCAGTCAGTACCTTTGTGAATCGGCAGTAGTCGCAGTGTCCGCAGCGCTGAGGCTGTAGCTCTCCGCTTTTCAGCTTCTGGTACCTCGGCGCGAGACTTGTCACAACTTCAAGAGCGCTGTCAAGATCATCGTCCGGCACCCAGAGCACATCATGATCCGGCTCTGCTTCTTTTGTGATAGCCGCTATGTAGAACGGCAGCACCTTTCCGGTATTCTGCCGGACTATTTCACGGTATATCGCACCCTGCAAGTCATAACCCCAGTAGTTGATGAAGTGCTGCCGCTGCTTTTTCTCAGCGTTCCATATAAGCTGGAAGTCCTTGATCGTCTTGAGGTCAACGATGCACTTGTCTGCACAGTAGCTGTCTATCTTGATCTTGAACGGAACTCCGGCTATCTCACCGGTCATTATGACCTGCTTGTCCCCGGACATGAACTGCATGAACAACTCTGAGCGTTCTGCTCTCTGTATCATCTTTTCAGCCTGCTTGTACTGGACTTTCAGCTCACCGTCCTTCTTGAATATCTCCTTGTGCTGTGCTCTGAAAACGTCAAGTGTACCCTCGAAATGAGAGTCAACATATGAGCCGACAAGCAGTGCATCAGTAACTTCACGTTTATATTCACCACGAAGCTCCGCAAGCGCGGCAGCTTCGCATTTCTGGAAGTTCTTGAATTGTGAGCTGCCCATATAGAACAGCTCGTTCTCAGGTGAGAAGTAGTTCTCTGATGTGAGAGTATGCTTATTCAAGATAAGTCACCTTCATTTCCGTATCATCAGTGGTTCGCGTAGCAATAAACTGCACACCCTTTTCGCGGCATTTGCTATACAGCTTTTCACGGTTCTCAGATGTCAGCTTCTCAGTGCCGTCAATAAGTATGATCTGTAAGCCGTTCGGCTTGGAGAGGGCAACATCTACGCAGAGGCTGAGCTGCTCACCCTCAGAAAGGTTCGAGACAGGAAGTCCGTTGATAAGCGGTATTCCGTCCTTGACTGTAAGTCCTTCGATCGGGATATGTGCGTTTTCAAGGATAGTGCCGGGGAGCGTTCTCGCAAGCTCTATCTTCTTGGTATACTCTGCGGATACTTCCTGAAGTCTTTCGAGCTTTTCCTGCATCGACTTCATACGGTTATATTCATTCAGGTGTCGCTTCATTGTCTCGGCGTTACTGATCTCTGCCTGAAGCTCTGTGCAATCGAGCGGCTGCTTATCGAGATATTCATCAGCGACGCTCATATCTGCATCGAGCTTTGTCTTGGCTTCATTGAACTTGCTTTCAGCGAGTGCCTTTTTGTCTTCGAGCTTTCCTGCAAGGCCAGCTATCTTTTCCTCAGCGGCTTTTATTTCCGCTTTCATTCTCTCGATGTTGGAAAGCAGGCTCTCACGTTCAGCTGCAACAGCCTTTTCTTCAGATGTTATAGTGATCATCTTGTCAGCTTCCAGCTGTCTGAGCTTTGCATCAGAGCTGCTGCGGAAGAGCTTAGCACGCTCTATACGGCTGTTGTGTTCCTTTATCTGTTCGAGCTTTTTATACGCTGCACCGAGATCGTAGCTTTCCCAGGTATCAGCCTGATAATGCTCGGGAATGTCTTTCGCGATGTCCTCAATAAATGCAGTCTCATTCCTGATATCGCGGTTCACGTTCTGACGTTCCTTGAACCATTCTCCGTTTTCGGACTGCATATCACTCAGAACTTCGAGAATGTTCTGATCGTAGTTAACCCAGGAGGGAATTTCGCCGAACTTTTCGTTGATATAGTTCAGATCCCAGTCGAACTCAACAAGGTCAAGAATCGCTCTGTTCTTCTCTTTGGTAGTCATAAGGGTGAACGCTACCGGATCGAGCTGAAGCGGAGAGAAAAGCTGTTTCAGGAAACTCTCCGGCGACATTACCTCTCGACCGTTTTCCTTGATAGACTTGTAGTCGGCCTGCTCGGTACGCTTGCGGCGGTCGATGCTCAGGCCTGTGTCGGTCTCGATGATGATCTCGCCCTCTTTTTCACCTTCGTGAACGATGATGCTGCGGTCAGACTGATTTGTCAGCGCATAGCGGAAAGCATCAATGACCGAGGTCTTGCCGACACCGTTCGCACCGGTTATCTCGACGCTGCGGCCGTCAAGCTCAGTTTCTGTAATGCCGAAAAGGTTCTTTATCTTGATCTTTGTGGTTCTCATACTTTATACTCCTCTACATTTGTTATATTAAACGGATCCGGCGCTTTCTGCGGCTGCGAACGTTCAGAATCCTCAACTTCGCCCTCGACCTGCACGCCCATAAGAATTTCAGGGCAGTAAACCCTTGCGAAGAACGCTGCTGCACGGTAAGCGAGCATAAGCTCCGGCATTGTCTGCCATTTACTTGTTTCCTTTCCGTACTTATCTTTCTTGCTATACCAGCCCTCAGCTTTAGCCATTCCAATAGTGACCTCAGCGCCCTCAATTACCTCGCCGTCAGGTTTGGTAACACGCACAAAACAGCCTCTTGTATCAGTCCCACGCTGTCCGGTGTAGATCGGTTCGGCATCGCCGTACTTAGCCTTGATAAAGCTCATACAAGCCTGTCCGCTCCAGGAAGGTTTGCCCTTTACAACGTAAAGGTTCTGCATTACCATAAGCGGTGTGACTCCCATTCGCTCAGCCATATCAACGGCTATCGCGCAGTCCTCAGTCTTGCCCTGATACTGCTGCGGCACAAGTGACGACTTAGCGAATACACTTGCCAGCTTGTAGCTTTCGCGGAAGCTCTCGATGAAGCCACCCTGCGGCTTCGCCATTACTTCATTCAGCTGCTCCGGCTGCACTGCCAGAGCGGTTTCCTTGTTTTCACACATTTCTTTTCTCCTCCTTATTTTTCACCTGCAAGTACATCATTCATCAGCTTATTGAGGTCCCTGATTGTGGTCTTCAGGCAGTTTGCAAAGTCCTTGATCTTCGGGTGATCCTCATAGTCGTCGAAGAAGTCCACAATGGCCTCGATAGCGTTGTCCAGGCTGTTGTCAAGTGCCCTCCAGAGTTCGTGAAGGTCAGGAGCCTGAGTCTCCTCTCTGGCTTTAGCAATGCCTTCGTTCATCTGCTTGAGGTACTTTTCACGCTGCTGTTCAAGACGCTGCTCAGCGTCCTTTTCGTGCTTTGCAAGCTCTTCCTTAAACTGAGCTGTAAGCTTGTCTATCTCTTCATCATTTGTCTGTACTGCGACCTCGACGGGACGGTCCTCAAGCTCTTCTATCTGATATTCGAGCTCTGCTTTTTTTGCTTCAAGCTGCTTGATCTTCTGATCCTTCATTTCCGAATCGGTACGAAGTATGCTGAGCTTTCCACAGGCGGCTTCCTCACTTTTCCGTGAAGCTGCGGCTTTCTGCTCTGATTCCTCGACCTTTCCCATAAGACGATCGTTAGCTTTTTTCAGCTCGCTGATTTTTTCTTTCAGCTCCTTCACGGAGACTTCCTCCACATTGACCGTCTGCTGCAACTCCTCCCTCTGAGGCTCGTCGAGCTTGGCGAGGAGGGCGAGTTTGGTCACGCCTAAGTGTTCACTCGAGTGAACATTTTCAGCGTTGCCGATAGCAATGTACTTATAAGCCTGCACCTTCCTGATACCGACCTCTTTCTCTGTGTAGTCCTCAAAGCTGCTGTAACCGAGCTCACGGTAGAGCTTCTGGTCGTGCATTTCTTTGAGTGCCTTGCACATTTCGTACAGACTCTCCTGAGCCGCCTGAGCATTGGCGCAGATACGGCGATGCAGCGACACAGCTCTTGTGTACTCAGCGGACTCGACGATAACATGAGACTGCTGCGCTTTTGGGAGCTCGGACTCTTTCAGCGCGAAGAACCGTCCCTCATATTTAAGAAAAGGACTAAAATCCCTTGCAAAATCGCCGTTAACGCTTGAACGTCTGGCATAGCCGTAACTGCTGCTGCCGTCATTATAGATCAGATTGCCCTCGCCTTCGTCCTGGATATCGTATATCCAGCAGACTTTCAGCCACCTGTGTGACTCAGTGCTGCAATCGTGTACAACGAGCCTACCGATGCAGCTGTGCAGGTCGTCCCACGTCAGCGGCTCAGGCTCAACATCGTCCTCAGCGACGGTATCACCACGCATATATCTGATGATGCCGGCTTCCTTCAGAGCAGCCTCACAGCGCTTGGCGTCCGGCTGTGAGACCTTGCTTTCAGTGCTGTACATTGCCGCAAGCAGCTCGTCCACCGTGTTGATACCTGCTTTTTTCAGGCGGTTGTAGGTTTTGACTTCGAGGTCGAGATCTTCAATGTTCATTTTTATTCTCCTTATCCTTGAAGAAGTGCAGCAGCTTTGTACCGCCGACTATACCGGTGAATACTTCATCGAAAGTATTACCGGTAACTCTGGAAATAGCCTTGCAGACTTCTACCAGCATAATGCTCACTTCCTTCGCACATTCAACAGAGCTGCCTGACATAGCTATCAGCATAGGCATTTTATTCTCTGTGTCAATCTTGATTTCTACCATTGACAAATCTCCTTTTCTGTGTTATTATGTTGGTGGAATTATTTTCATTTGCTCCCTTCGGGGAGCTTTTCTTTTTTTGCTTGAACGACGCGCATATGTACTCCCTCGACCTGTCCATGCACATATACCAATGCTTGCAGTCTTTACAGGTCATGGAGTATCACCGTCCTTTGGTGGTTCTGCATTGTCTACATATGCCTTACATTCACGGCATTTTTGTTGAATTTCCCAGTCATTGCAGGGGACATAAAGTCCATAGCAAAAACATCTGTTATCGTTTGAACCAAATTCGTGCTTTGAAACATTAGCTGTCTTACAGTCCTCGTCAAGAGGCTTACCACGCACCACTGCTCTACTTATTGTTTTCATTCCGCATCGCCGTCCTCAGTAAGCTTGCCAGCTCCGCAGTAAAAATTGGGAGCTACAGCAACGAATCGGAGTGATTGTTTTTCGATGTAGCACATCGGGCAGTCGTACCGATTCAGCTTCACGCAGTCCTTACAGCGCACAATCTCTATGCCTCTGTTCTTCTTCATGAGCTTGTCGCGCTCTTTTTCAAGGGCTCTGATCGACCCCATAAGCTCAGCCGCTCGCTTGCTGTACTCGGCGACGAGTGCGAGGTTGTTGTCGATGAGCTGTTCAACTTCTTGCAGTCTTGTCATGTCTTATCCCTCAGCTCATCATCATAGTGAGCTATCTGCCGGCACTCTGACCAGTGCTTGTCCTCCAGCTCCGCGATACGCTTGTCCTTGCTGTCGAGCAGGGACTTGACCTCGGATTCCGTGTACCATTGACCATTAATCCACATCTTTTATTTCCTCCATTTCTTTGCAGTCTTCGTGGAACTCCGAGACTGGCTCGTGATATTCAAGGCTGTTCGGGTTCGTGCAATACGCGCCGCCCCATGTCTCATGATAATGCTCACAGCTTCCACACGTTATCATTGCTGTCATATCCCTCCCCAATCTCGATTGTCACGCGGTTTACCGTCGGCTCGTTCAGCTCGGCGCGGAGCTCGTCCGCTTCGTCCATAGCAGCGACGACCATGTCCTCACACATTAGTGCAACGATCAGAGCTGTGATGAGACCGCCGAGTGCTATTCCTGTCACCAGCATTTTAAACGTCCTCCTTTTCATTTCATTCAGTCATCGCCTTTATAAAGGCTAATCTCGGGATTTTCACTCTTGTTCCGATCAGTATCGTCGGGAACGGGAAGGAATTGACCCCGTTCTTCTTGTCTTCTTTGACTTGCACATTGATACTGTACTTGTCACAGCCGAGGACTTCCGCGATATCAGACGGTATCAGGCAGTCCTTGGTGCTGTTTATGATTTCCTGCATAGTCATCATTTCACGCTCCTTGTGTCGTCCGTCAGAACTTCGAGCTCGACTCCGAGCACCTTCGCGAGCTGAATCAAGTTGTTTTTTGTCGGGGTTGATCGTCCTGCTTCATAGTGTGCGATTGCTCCCTGCGACAAATTGGCACGCTTTGCAAGCTCAGCCTGATTCAGTCCGCATTTAGTCCTGAAATAGTAAAGTTTTTGCGCTAAATTCATAAATTATCAAACCTCCATTCATATAAAAATTAAACAATAATATTGACAAGTTAAAAAATAGCGGTTATAATATAAGTGAGTAAAGATATCATAACCCGTCGCTGACCTCGTCAGCCGATGCTCTATTTTTATAGCCGTCTTTATTACCTCTTAATTATATCACACAATTGTTGGAATTTCAATATAAATCCAACGAAAGTTTGAATTTCGTTTGTTTGCACAAAGAAAGGAGTGTTTTTATGTACGATGTTAACAAAACTGTATTAAATATTAAGAAGGCAGCAAAAGAAAAAAATATATCGACAACTGTAATGCTGGAAAACCTCGGGCTTAATAAGAACACTCTATCATCGATGAGTGGACGCGGTTCGTGGGTGAAATCCGATACGCTCGCCAAAATTGCCGACTATCTTGACGTTTCGGTCGATTATCTTCTCGGGCGTGATGTGCCTTATGACAATCGCCCTGAATTTTCGACACTGTGGGACGATTTCAGCGCGTCTCCAAGCGCCATTACAGCCGGTATGCTGACGATGCTATATACAGGTATACGCCCGGGAGAACTGCTGACTATACGCGCCGAAAACGTTCATCAGAGTGAACATTACATGACAGGTGGAATAAAGACCGCCAAAGGCAAGAACAGAAAGATAATACTTCCCGACAAGCTTATGCCCGTTATCGGCTATCTCATAAGCAACTCAAAGCGAGGACTGCTCTTATACTACTCCTGTGCCGATGACTTTTATGGAGAGTGGCGGAGCAAGAGAGCGGAGCTGGCACTCTCGGAAGCACTCACGCCATACTGTTGCAGGCACACTTACATCACGAATCTGACCGCGCTGAAAGTATCCCCGGCTATGCTTCAAGAGCTCGCAGGTCATGAGGATTATGATACAACGCTCGAGTACACGCATCTTTCGGTTGCGGATCGTCTCGCAGAAGTTAATCGCCTGGTATAATTCTATTGCACCCTTTTTACACCCTTTCGCCGACTTTTTGGCTATTTACCGTGATATTTCACACCCCTGCTAAGGGAGTAGGTCGGGAAACCGGCGCGAGAGTTCAAATCTCTCAATCCGCGCCAGATATAAACAGTCCCCGAAATATCGGCTTTTGTCTAAGCTGAGTTTCGGGGATTTATTTTTGCATTTTTTAATTTTTGCCGCAAGTTGTGAATAGTTTTGTGCTATTGCACCCTTTGTTGCACCCTTACATTGCCTTGACAATGCGAATTATATCTGCATATATTTAGGGTAAGCAACTATCTCCTGAGTTTTGTGTTCGTATTAATTTAGTGCATCGTAGTAGTGCGATTGTTAATGATATTTGTTCGTGTTTAGTGATATTTGACGCTATTTAATGAGATAATACCAGTCCTCGCCGCCGAGATAGCCCTCGCCGAGACCGTTCTTACGCTGGAAGTCGGCGATAGCTGTCATAGTCTTCGGACCCGCGATGCCGTCAGCCACGACGCCGAGACGGAGCTGCACCCAGCGTACAAGGTCGCCGCGGTCTCCAAGCTGTATCGTGTACTGTTTGCAAGCTGCAAGGGTCTTTTCTCCTGCTATACCGTCGGGAGTGAGCTTGTTGCCCTTTGCGATGAGCACCTCTTGTAAGCTCTGTATCTGAGCGTCGTGCTTGTAAGTCCACGCATGAGCGGCAGTTTCCCGAGGAATACCATAATACTTGTAGTAGTCACTCGTCACCGAACAAGCCGTGCCGCCCTTGACAGCCTCGTCACCGTACCACTTGCCCGACGGTCTCACGTCAACGTGAATTGCCGTGTAGGTGCTGTCAATGTTGCCTATGCCGAGGAAGCCGATGTCCTGTGCCTTGCAGGCAACAAGCTTCGTGCTGATGACCTTGCCGTTCTTATCATAGCATCGTATATCAGCCGCCGCTCCCTTAGTGTGCTGACCGTAGCCGTTGCCGCCGACAGCCTTGTCATGAGCCGCACACCGATAGCCGCTCGTAACGATTATCTTTGAGCAGTCAAGCGCAGCGTAGAGCTTTTCGAGCTTCTGTATCAGTGTGGGATTGATGAGCGTGTCATGAGCCTTGCCGCATTTACAGCGGAACTCAGACACGTTGAAGTGCTTTGAGAGCTGCACTGTGGCGTTGTAGTTGTATGTAGCCATTATATCACTCCTTTGAGTTTGATCGTCGAGAAGTCCGCTTACTTCGCCGCCCATGAGCGCACCTCCTATTCGTCGTCCTTATCCTTGAGCTGCTCCAGTATGGCAATGAGCTTCTTCGGCAGCGGCAGTCCGAGCGCTCCAGCATTCTCGAGGATAGATATGCCCTCGTTCGCAATGTAAAAGCCTATCACAGCCGTTCTGCACACCACTCCGTCACCGTCACCGATAACATAAGCGTCGAGGATATGCCCGACCGCAACGAGCGCGAGAATGAGCACCTTTTTGGCTATCCCCTTGAAGCCGACCTCAGAGGACAGCTCCCTGCGGATAATTGCGAGGATAACTCCCGTGAGGTAGTCTATCACCATGAACGCGATGAGCGCATACAGCATTCCGTCAGCGCGTCCGAACAGGAAGCCGAACACTGCACATACCTCCGCTGATACGATTTTGAGAATTTTGTCCATTTCAGACCTCACTCCCTGTCACGTCCGCGATTATGTGCAGACGACCGCGGGCGAGCGTGAAAACGTCGTCCCCGACCGTGAGCTGCAAGTCATACGGGTAGAATCCCTCCGCAAGAGAAGCCGTGTCCTCGGGAGCAGCTCGCAGAATGAAGCTGTTGTCGCTCACCGTGGTCACTGCGGTCTTGTCCTTGCTGAAAAGACAGTCCGCGTCAGTGACCTCTCGCTTGACCGAGAAAGCACAGCCGACATTGTCCGCACTCATGTCTATCACAGCTTCCGAATCTATGCCGAACGCAATGCTCAGCGTGTCTCCGCGTATCATTTCAATGTCCTTCATCTGCTCACTCCTCACATAGTAAAGACCCAATATCCTGCGCTGAAATAATCAGTTCCACCGATATCCTTAATGCCTGTTGTGGTATCACTTGAAATTGGCATGAAAAAAGCGTTATCTAAAATACTATTACAGCCAAGTCCTGCCGCTCCTACGAAATTACACAAAGCGATTACATTAATCAGATTAACTGGGTTAAGTGAATAGCTGACAGAGTTATCATTATAATCACTATAAACTGTTGGAGCACTGCCATTTCCGATGTGATAAATCATATACACATCTCCGTTATCATTCTGCGTAAATGCCACAATACGCATCGTTGGAGACTGAGCGTAGATTTTAATAATAGTTGATGTTGATGTCTGATAACACTCAACTCGTGAAAATGCGTTTGACGGCGTCATATCCTCCGATGTATGAGATAAACCGTGCCAAAAGTTCATATAATATGCCGAATTATATCTTAACAACTTATAACCACTTTCATCACCAACATGAAGTTCCATATCACTGCCATTCCTGTTAGCTTTAAAATTATTAATCGTATTATCATAAAGTGATAAAAACTCTTCTGAGCTTCTTGCTGTAAAACTCTTCATTCATTCATTCCTCCTTTATTGCAGTTTTGCAATTTATGACGTTTTCAAATTTTGATACAGCCAAGCCGGCTGTAATAACTCTTTTTTCGATAGTATTTGTTACCGTCAGAAACCTCTGCGGCTCGAGCGTAACCCTCGGCTTGATGATGTCGAAGGTACCTAATTTTATCTCCATGCTTTCCTCCTTCTGAAAAAGTGACCGTCATAACGGGTCTGAAAAACCGCTCCGTACAACGCGGAGACGTTGTGTAAGAAATTGTTCACGGAATGTTTACATTATCCCCCTATCGCATTAACACGCGAGGAAAGGCTGTTTATCTGCGACATGACTGCCGAGAGCTTCGGCGGCAGAGTCCCGAACTTCGTTTCCGTCACCTTACCGATAAGGCAGTTATAGTCATAGGAGATCACCCTCGTATCGAGCGTGAGTCCCATGCGTTCATCTATCACGACCACACGTTCCCCCACGTCCGACAGCTTTTCGAGAGCCGCTCCGACCGTATACGTCACCTCGGGGTATTGATGTACATTGACATACTCCTGCGCCTGTGCTCTGAGGTCGGCTGTAAGAGCGCTCTGATAAGCCTCGTCGGAATCATAGTCGCTGCGGCTGATGTCCTGTCGGAACTCGACGTACTTTGTGTACGGTATCGGGTAGCTTGCCCTCTGCGGCGTATTCGCCGTGACTGCACCCGGCATCAGACCGTCCTTGCCTATCGGATAGAGCACAGTGACGACGTTGTCCCAGTTTTCCTCGACGGAAATATCCCTGAGATTCTTGCCGTACCGCACAACGACTCCGTTATCCCTGTCGATGCTGCTGTTTATTGCCACGTTCATGCCGTCGCACACGATATGTCCGCCGAATGCCTCACACAGCTTATTGACCGCGTCCCACACCGAGCCGTTTGTTATCTCGACAAGCCTTGTGCCGCTGATGTCCGACGAGAACGCGAAGTGCGTCTGCGGATCTGCGTACTCTGCTATATTCGCAAGACAGGCAGCACAAGTCATGCTGTTGAGAGTCCTCGCAGATATGGTGTGATTTTTAAGGTCGCGTGAGATGTGCCATGCCTTGAGCTTTATCCTTTTCCGCGTTTTTGTCGGACTTGCAATGCGGAAGGGCTCCACTCCCGAGGGAGTCGGAGCGGTGATGATACGACCATTCGTGATGAAGCTGCTGTAATCAATGCCGCACTCAACATCAAGATAGTAGTCGCCGCCGTCCTCCTTGTGCACATTCGCATAGCTCGGGAGCAGTATCTTGTCGCCGTTGGAGCTGAACGAGGTATCGGTCTGCCCGAATATCCTAAGCATTCATATCACCCCGTATATCTTGTCTGCATATACGCTGTCCAGCCTGCCTGATCATTGGTATATGTACCGCCTTGACAGCCTGCATAGAATGAAGATATCAGTGCAGCGTCAGAGCTGTCGATCACTCCGTTTCTGTTTGCATCTGCCAGATCCTCTTGTTCAGCAGTTAGTCCGCTCGGCTCACCTGCGCGGATGTTTGCGTATGCCTGTAATATGAGTACAACGTCTGAGGTATCAACAGTTCCGTCGTTGTTAACATCGGGATACGGGAACTCGGGGAATACAACAGGCGGTCGGGTGATGTCGATTTTAAGGTGAAGCTGTCCGCTCTCGAGCGTGTAAACGTCCTCGCCGAAGTCGAATTGCAGGTCATAGTAGTAGTACCCGGGAACAAGGTCAACAGTGTCCTCGGGAGGTATCCTCAGCAGGAACGTGTTATCCCCGAGCGCTGTTATCGCAGACTTGTCCTTCCGGAACACATAGGCAATGTCGGTAGCCTTTTCCTTGACGGAAAACGTAAAAGCAACGCTGTCTGAGTTCAGATCTATCTCAACGTCTGAAACGATGCCAAAGGAGATAGGCAGTGTGTCGCCTCTGAAGCTTTCAATATTTTTCATTATATCCACCTCGAATAGTTTGAAATAGCGCACTTCGTTACAGCTCCTGTGAAGCGTATGGTGTTCACTCCGACAGGAAGATAAAACTTGTCATAATTGCCCGTGACTATCCTGTTGCGGAGCGTGTTGCCCTTGTACGCCTCCATAGCCTCTGTATCAATTGTGACACTGTCGTTGGAGCTGAACGAAATGCTGAATACCTGTGAGCCGTTCAGGAAGATACGGCACACTTCCGAGCCGTTCAGAGTGAGCTTCGGTTTGCTGTATATATTGCCCGAATTCTGCACTCGTATCTCGGAATTGTTCTTGATGAAGAACTCGGGATCACCCTCGGAAAGCGAGTATTTGAACGGCTGAACGTGGAACCTCACCACCGCCTGTCGGAATCGCCCGAGCCGCTCCCAGTCTATCTCTTCAAGTATCTGATAGCGATAGTACCTGTCAGGCTCGTCCGAGAACGTGACCGTCCCCTCGCTGTCGAAGAAGTCTATCACGCGGTCAAGCTCGTAGCTGCCGTAAAGTCCGATGAGCACCTCGCGGTCGTATGCCGCATAGCCGAGCTTTGTGATGATATCGCCGTCACGTCCGTCAATTTCCTCGGTGCTCGTGCGTATCTTCGGCTTGACTATCGGCGGCAGCTTTTGTATCATCAGCCCCGGGAAAGCAGTTGACTTCACGCCGTTAAGTATGAGATAATTCACTGCATCACCTCCTATGTGTACAGAGCCTCGGACACGGTCCTGTCAACAAACCGTCCCATTTCTCTGTCGTCCATTTCTATTTTCATTTCGCTGAGAGCAGCCTTGAATGCCGATATCACCGACCTGCTGTCAGTCTCCGAGCTCAGACCCGTGACTGCCGAGCCTGCACTCGTCATGACGGAGGGTTTCAGCAGTCCGCTGAGCTGAGAGGCTACCTTGCCTATCCACTCGGTGTTGTTTTCGAGTGGGATAATAGCCTCTGCCCCCTCCTCACCGATGAGGGAGATACTGGGACGGGTAATAATGCCGCCTCTTGCATGAGCACCAATTTTATATGTACCCCATTTTGCATATTGAGCATCAGACGCACTATTAATACCTGCTCCGGCAGCAATGAGGTCGCTCTGACCGTCGCCGTTTGCGTCAACGGAATAGTTGTACAAGCTCGCCGCCTGGACTGCACTCATTCCGAGCAAATCGCCCATGTTCCTGCCTGTTTCTTCCGCCCACTTCAACAGTGCTGATGTATCTATCCCCGGTATTCCGAGGTCAATGGAGTCGCCAAACTTCTTGCTGAATTCCGCCCCCGACATAGTTCCGAGGCTCGTTCCCGAATCTGCCGCCCATTTCAGAAGATGAGTCACGTCATACCCTCTGTCAAGCTGAGTCTGAACGACGCTCTGCCAATCGTCGCCGAAAACCTGTCCCGTGGTAACGCCTGCGGCTTCTGCCCACTCGATGAGGTCCGTGATGTCAATGCCGTTGTCAAATAGTTCCTTGATCGCAGACGCTATCTGACCCGTATACGCAGCACCGCTCTTTTTTCCGCCTTCAAGCAGAAGCGTGTTAAGTGAATTTATTGTCGTTGTCATGGTGCCGAGAAGGTCACGAGCTGCCTCGTCATTGCCGTTCTTTTGGAGCATGACGATGTTGTCAACGGTGTTTTCCACCTGGTTCATGTAGTCCTTGTACGCTTCCTGACGTTCAGTGAGCGACTTGTTCCTGTCTGCTGCAATGGCTGCGGCACTGTCTGTGCCCTGCGTCAGAAGTGAACGTGCGGTGTCGTAGTCGCCGCTGTACACCGCTTTTTCAGCCTTGCCGATAAGGTCGAGCTGAGCCGAGGAGTCGAGGAAATTCTGCTTTGCCTTTTCATATTCGGCAGTTGCAGAGTTCAGCTTTTCATTCTGCTTCTCCTCTTCAAACGTGATGTCATAATCGTAGGAGTCATATTCTGCCTTGGATATCTTCCCTTGTTCGAGCTGGTTCTTGTAATACTGCCTCTCGGCGCCGAGCCTTTTCAGAGCATTCTCAGCATCGGTCATGTCGTTCTTATAGACGCGCATCTGCTCATTCGCGTCCGACTGGTTCTTCAAATATTCCGCTTCATTCTGAGAAGCATTGTCAAGCAGAGCCATGGCACGCTTCTTGTCTATCAGATCCTCTATCTCGGTCTTCATCTGCTGATAGTTGCCGATGAGGTTCCCTGTCAGCTCATACTCTGTGCCGAGCTTTTCGTTGAGGTTTTTCAGAATATTTTCAGCATATTCCTTGTCCTCGTCCTTGACTCTGCCGCTCGCATCGGTGAGCTTGTCAAGCTCCTTCCACAAGTCCTCGACCTGTGAATATTCGACCTCGATAGCCGCCGCACCGTCGTTCGTAGCGTCCTTGAGCTTGTCCATTGCCTCTCGGGTATCTTCCAGCTGCTCAAGCTCCTTGTCACGGGCGTCACGTATCTTCTGTATCTCCTCGGGTATTATCTTCGAGGAATCCTTTGCTGCCGACACCAGCGCCGCAGTTAAGCCCACAGCCGCAGATATACCGACAGCAACAGCCACGACAGGATTCGAGAGCATTGATATAGCAGTCGAAAGCTCCCTTACCTTGCTTGTGACGTTCCATGTCACGAATGCTGCACCGATACCAACTACCACGGGCAGCAGCTTGTCAGCGTGCTTCGTCAGAGCAGGAAGCTTTTCAATGAGCTTGCCGAGAATATCACCGGCTTTTCTCATGAATTTTTCAAGATTCGGGAAGCACTCGCCTATAAGGTCGAGCAGCTTATTCACGCTCTTCTTCACCATTGGCTTGAGCTTGTCTATCATCGGCGGAAGTGCTGCCTTGAGCTTGTCTATCAGCTTTCCGGCTCCTTCGACTACTCTCGGAACAGTCTCGACGATTCTCGGAACAAGATTATCAGCAGCAGCCAGAGCGCTGTCGATGAATTTGTCAAGCAGCTCATCTATGTCCTGATCACCGTCAGCAATACCGACCTTGAGATTGTCCCACGCAGCCTTCATCGAGCCTGCCGAGCCTTGCAGAGTGTCAGCCGCTTCACTTGCCGTAGTGCCTGTTATTCCGAGCTCGTCCTGCACAATGTGGATAGCCTCGATCATCTTGTCGAAGCCTACCTCGTCCATGTTGCCGTTCTGACCTGTTGTTATTTCACCCATGGTATCGGCTACTACCTTAGTGTCATTGAGCAGCCTTGCCATTTCTTCCTTGGTGCCGCCGTAGCCGAGCTTGAGGTTGTCAAGCATGGTAAAATTGTCCTTTGCAAAGCCTTGGTATGCGTTCTGTATCATACTCAGGTCAGTGCCCATTTTGTTTGAGTTGTCGGACATATCACGGATAGCGAGGTCAACCATATCAGCCGCTTTTTCGGTATCTCCGCCGAGACTTTGCAGCAGCGAGGCTGAGAAGCTTGTTGCCTGCTCCATGTAATTGTTTGCGGATATGCCTGCGGTCTTGTATGCCTCCTGTGCATACCTCTGCACCTTCGACGAGCTGTCGCCGAAGAGCGTTTCCACTCCGCCTACAAGCTGCTCATATTCGCCGTAGCTCTCGACCGCCGATTTTGTATATGCCGATACCGCCGCCGCAGTAAGTCCTGCGAGTGCAGCAGTCGCCTTTGCCGCAGTCTTGATGATATTGTCGACCTTGTCGTTTATTTTATCATAAGCACTGCCTGCTTTATCGGCAGCCTCGGTGTTATCGGAGAGCTCCTTGCCTGTGTCATGCAGCTCGTCAGCAAAGATGTTTGTTGAATCAGCAGCCTTGTCGGTACTGCTTTTGAGCTCGGAAAGCTCAGTATTGTTCTTGGCTATCTCGCTGCGAGTCCTGTTGACCTGAGACTCCGCTTTGTTGGTCTCGGCTGTCCACTTCTTGACTGCGGTCTCAGCCTTTTCGGTCTGTGAGCTTGCTGAGCGCAGCTCGTCCTCACAGTCCTTCACCTTCTTTTCGAGAGCTTCTATCTCATCAGCACTCGAATCTGTGCTGTTTTTCGCTCTGTCAAGAGCGTCCTTTGCCTTTTTCAGCTCGTCCTCCCACTTGCTGACGGAGTCCTTGCTGTTATCATAGGCTGTTTTTGCTTTTTCAAGCATGGTCTTTGTCTCGCTCAGAGCTGACTTTTGCAGTTCGAGCCTGTCCGTGAGCACATTGTTTGTGCTCGAGAGCTTGTTGATGCTCGAATCGTTCTTGTCGTACAGTGAGCTTATCCGCGTGAGCTCAGAGCTCGTGACTCTGAGACTGTCCTGTATTTTTTTGAGGGCGGCTCTATACTCGGTTTCGCCCTGTAACTTAATAACGCCGCCAAATGCCACCCTATCACCACCATTCCTCGTCCTGAGCAGCCTCAGCTCTCAGCTTGGCATATGTTGTTCCTGTCTTTGTCATGATCAGCTCACTGTCGAAGTCGTCCTGATACGCACGATACATCGCATTGTATTTCCCGATAGTGAGCCTGCCTACCTCTTTTAACCGAAGTCCGAGCTTCTTTATCCCGACAAATCTGATGCGATCGAAGTTGATCGCCGCATCTTCTGCTTCATCGGGAATTACTCGTTTTTTTCTTCGTCACCGCCTGCTTCGTCAATCGCCTTGTCAACGAGCTCAAAGAGCCTGCTGGTGCCCATGGAGCTGAACAGTCTCGAAGTCTGCTTGTGCGTGAGGACAGGGAGGAGCTCACCGTCGCGGAGCTCAGCTCTGCGCTCGTTCTCGATTTCCGCATACTCGCTGAGCATGAACGTTATTCCGTCGATAAGAGCCTTGATGTTCGGTTCCTTCTTGTTCATGACAAGCCTTGCCCATTTGTCGATCGAACCGTATGTCTCCTGAATGCGCTCCATGACGTTGAGGTTATAGATAAGCCCGTATTCCTTGCCGCCGTGTTCAAATTTCATGTTTTGCCTCCTTCTGATATTAAAAAACGGGGAGATAATTGCTCCCCGTTAAGCTGATATATCATGCCGAATATGTGTACGCTACAACAATAGAGTCACCCGAGGTGAGTGCCGTCGTGAATGTCACCGTTGTTCCCGAGAACGAATAATCGGACGCGGAGAGCGCGTTTCCGTTCACGCTGATATTGGAGATCGCAACGGGAGTGTGTGCAAGTGTGACAGTTGCCGCTCCGTCAGACGTAAAGCCCTCTGCCGTGTATGTCAGACCGAAGAGCGAGTGCAGATAAGCAACAGCTTCAGACTCGGTCGAGAACTCCTTTGACTTTCTCCAGTCGCCGTTCCTGAGTTCGTGTATCTTGCCGGGAAGCTCGTGTGTAGCAAAGCTCACGGACTCGCCCTTTGTGGAGTCGCTTTCCGAGGGCTCGGAGAACTTCGTCTTGTTGAGGAAAAGTACTCTGTATTTACGTGCGCCGTTGACTATCTTGGTGACGATCCTGCCGACACCGAGGTACTTCGAGACATCGTTCACATTCGAGACCATTTCCCCGTTTGTAATGGTGTGACCAAGGATAAATGCCTGTGTTTCGAGGTCGTCGTTGTCGATACCGAGAGTTATGTCACCGCTGTTGAAGCTGTAATCGCTCTCAGCAAGTGAGTCGTCGGCGTACAGCTCTGCGCTGTTGCTGTTGATGTTGACCGAAGCCGTGACAGCCTTGCCGGGCGATATGGGAGAGCCGTATGTTGCTGTACCGTCGGAAGCCTCATGAAGCTCACCGACGAGAAAATGTTTAACGCCTATTTTTGCCATGTTAAACGCTCCTTTCGATGTAAAAGCATAGTGTTTTGTGATAATATTTTGTGTCGGCTTCGTACATATCGGGTGAATCCCTGTCGGGACACCATGTAAAGCCGTTTTCTTCGAGCAGCGGTATCACCGCCGCCTGTATGTCCGCAAATCCCGACTTCGAGTAGATGTCGAGGTCGCAGTATGTGATATAGTTCTCGAGTGCATCGTCAGCCCGAAGAATATCAGAATCGTCCGTCTCCGACCAAACGATGTACGCCTCAGCTGAACCGCTGTAGCAAAGACGTTTGACAGGTATTGCCGTGCCGTTGACCGTAAGTCCGCTGAGTGCTGTCTTGATGAGGCTGCTTGGTGTGCTCACTGTCAGTCACCTCCGGGAATGTATTTGTTCTGTACTGCCTTCATTGCCGCATTGATGCGCTGTCTGTTGAAGCTCCTTCGCATGAACGGCTGCTTCGGGAACGGCGCGTTGCTCCTGCCGTACTCGTAGAGGTTAGCAACGAGCGGTGCAGGCGTTTTCTTGCCTTTTTCGTTCGTGAAGTATCCCGAGAATCCGACCTTGATGTTGACACCGCCGTCCGTCGGAGTTTCATATATCTCCGTTTCCGAAAGACAGCTCATCATATCAGAGTCACGTATACCCTGTGGGACGTTCGCTCTGATGCTGCTCATTACTTCTTCCGCTCCTGCCTTCAGCATTTCCTGCGGCATTGTGCCTTTTTCAAGCTTTGAGAGCTGCTTCATCAGCTCCTCGGGTATATCCGCCTTGAAGCCTGCCATCAGTGCGTCACTTCCTTACATTGCAGCTCAAGCTCCGTGTGAGCTTCGTCAACGTCGCTGACGAACTCGATAGTGTACTTCTTTCCGCCATACACAACGTGCATATCACGGGTTATCTTGGTACGTGGGCAGCGGATAGTGAAGTTAGTGTAAGCCTTTTCAAAGTCCGAGCCGTTCGCTATGAGCGTGAATCCGCGTGTTGTCCTGACGGAAGCATGAGCCGTGAGGACGAGTGTTTCGGCAGTGACCTGAAAACCTTCCTCGTCCTCGGTCTGAGCCGTGCTGTATATCCGTATCAGCTTGTTGTATTTTCCTGCATTCATGCTATCAGATTGACCGAGTACCGACCGAGGATAGACTCGACGGTCTTGTTGGGAGTCGGAGAAAAGCCCCTCGAACCCTCAGCGTACATCGACCTGTTGTCGTACATATCCTGCACGAGCACCATGAGAGCTATGGTGATATCCGGGTATTCTTCAAGCTCGGCGACGCTCTTGCCCGTATACGACGCAATGAACTGTTTTGCCGCAGCTATCGCCGCAGTTATAAGAGTCATGTCATCGTCCGAGGGCTCGTCGATGCGCATATATCCGGCAAGAAAAGCCGGTGTGACCTCGCTCACCTTCACGGTCCGCACTTCCTTTCCTGATTATTCTTCCGGCTTCTCAGCCGTATCCTCTGTCTTTGCTTCCCTGACTATGAATCCGGCTTTGAGAAGGTCGGCATAGACAGCCTTGTCGGTTATTGTGACAGGCTGTCCGATAACTGCCGCCTTGCAGATGCCGCCGTCAACGAATGCAAAGCACTGTGCCGCGACCGCCTTCATCATGACGCCTTCTGAACGAGTACGGCAAGCTTCTGCTCGTCAGTGACCTTTGAGTCGAACTCGAACCATGTGTCAATGCCGACAGCGTGCTGAGTGTGGTAAGCCTCGCGGAGCACCTCGATGCCGATATCTTCACGGAAGTTGACGGAGAGACCGCTGTAGTCGCCGTAAAGGATAGTCTTTGCGCCTGCCGCGATAACGGGCATATTGTCGGAGAGATAAACGGGCTTGCCGAGGAGTCTGTAGGGGAATTCCTTAGTGACATCGGGCTCGATGAGCGGTCTGCTCTGACCGTCAGCAAGGAGCTTGACCGCCGTCCATGTTGCCGGGTTCATAGTCCAGCAGGCGTTCTTCTGGTATGCCTGCTTTATCTTGCTCTGGAGGTTGATGAGGTCGGCAAGGGAGATAGCAGCCGCAGCTGCCGAGGTCTGAGTGTTGGCGGTGCTGACCGCGCCCTGCGCCGCCGATGAGCCTGTGCCCTTGAGGAGCTCGCCCTCGATGAAGCCTGCGCACTTCTCCGCGATCTTACGGATAATGAAGTCCGAAACATTCACAGCGCCGTTATTGATGACGCTCTTGCCGATGAGCACAAGTCCGCCGCAGAGGTAGCCGCCGAGGTCAACGGACGCGAACTTTCCGCTGTCTGCCGTAAGCTCTGTGAACTCCGAAGCGTAGCCAACGGTCACATCGTGGGTGCTGTTTGCGAGGGTCCACTTGGGTATTTTGAGAGTGCCCTTGACGTGATATCTGTCCGCACCTGCAAGGATAGGGCAGATGTCGGTGATAGTGTCGATGATCTTGTTTGCGATAGTCGAGGGGATAATTGCGGAGTTGTTCGCCATTGTGATGTTCTGCTCGCCTGCACGCATCTCGACCTCTTTGCCACGGAGATAGTCGAGGAACGCTCTTGCCTCGACCTCATCGGTGTTGTCGCCGTCATTTTTTCCGTCCTCAGATGCAGAAGCGGAAGGAACAGGCTCGTCCGCTATGTTACGGGCTCTGTCCTCGCGTGCGATAGTTTCATCGAGTGCGCGTATCTCGGATTCAAGCCTGTCGAACTCCTTGCTCTCGTCGTCTGTCATGGCTCTGTTCTCGGTCTTGGCAGTGCCGAGGAGAGCGTCGAGCTGAGCCTTGAGTGCCGCTCTCTTTTCGTAAAGTTCTTTCATGTGATTTTCTCCTTTCGGTAGATAGATTTGCGGCTTTCGCCGTTTGGGTATAAAAAAAGCACGTATGAAACGTGCCTTGATTATTGTGTTTGGATATAAAAAAACCGCCTGTTACAGCGGTTTATCGGTTATTGGTTTTTAATCATCGACTATCTCGATGTCAGGAGCATCATCTATGCTCGTATGGTATTCAAGCACTTCACTTGATGTTGCGTCCGGGTGTTCCTGCATATATTTTATCATTTTCTTGGTAAGCTCTTTCTCGCCTTCAAGAAAAGCTGTCATTCCGTTGACAAAATCAGGATATGAGTCCGGAACTGCTTTCAACAGTTTTTCTAAAGTGTTTTCCATTAGTCCACCTACTTGATTTTCTTTGTTTTAAGAAACTGATAATCATCAAAACCATTTATCTTGAATTTGTATGCCTTTGAATACTCAGAAGAATAGTGAATAGCCATTGTCTTACCTTCATATCGCTTATAGTAATACGTGTTTATCTCAGAAGTAATGCGTTTCAGTTCCTTTTTTCCTATTTTAGCATTTGAAGACTTCTTTGTCAACCCCTTCTTTCAGCCAGTCCCCGAGGTGAACCGACCTGTCTTGGGGTCATGATTGGGATTGCCGCGGTCTTCGAGGTCAAGCGCCCTTACCCTGTACTCATACAGTGACAGGTCAGGCTTTGACTCGGAAGTGTTGTCAATGAGCTCGACCTCTGACTCCAGCGCTCGCTCCTCCATATCGACCTCCGCCTCAGCTCTCACCTCAACGGACGTTGCTGCATAGCACGGCACCTTGTTGGCGATAAGTGAGATGTGGTCAAGGAGCAGACCCTTGACGTGTCTGATCGGGAGCTCGCCTTCCGCGCGGCTCTCCATTTCGTCCTCGACCTTGTACATTCCGAACGACCAGCCTCTGAGCCTGCCCTTTCGTGCGAGCTCGATGATATGCTCGTCGGTTATCACAACACCGGCGTGAAGACCGATAGCGTCCTCTTTGAGTGTGAGGGTGTTGTCACGGGTGCTTGCGTAGACGTGACCGCTGTCATGGTCGAGCTCAACGGTGACGTTGCCTGACTTGGCGATAGCTTCCTCGAACGCCCTCGGCTCTATCACCTCGATTACCTTTCCGCGCGGCGTCACGACGGGACGCGAGTGCTTGCCCGTGACGTTCACATAGCCGTCAATGTGTACGCCGTCCGCTCTTAATTCTATTTTCATGCTTTTTCTCCTTTCAAAAGGGTATAAGAAAACCTCTCATTGCTGGGCGGTTTATCAGTTATTTTTCATCTTCGTCGAGCTCGTCATCATCGACGATCTCAGGTTCGGGGAAGAAACCTTCTCTTGTAAGAATAATCATTACATCATCTAAAGTTTTATTCTTATTTTTTTCAACTATATCAAGCATTTCATCTACACAATCATATTGATGTGCAGCAAGGCAGGCAATTATAATAGCATTTTCATGGTCGTTAGCAACAGTAACTTTGTTATTGTGATATTTCAGCGACCAAAGCAAATCACGTAATTTCTTTTCGTTTTTTGTTAATTCAGCCATTATTTGCCCTTCTTTCTCAAGCTATTTATATAGTCCTCATTTCCAACGATCTTTATTTTGTAATGAAATCTGTAGTTTCCAAAGTCGTTGACAGTAAACCGATAAAAATGGTTTCTGTTCTCGTAGTTGTGGAGTTTGCCGTCAGGCTTCAAATCAGGAAAATCCGTTGCTATCTGATGACTGAGTCTTGTACGCTCTTTCTTTCCTATTTTCAGCGACTTTGGTCTTTTCTTAATTATACCACTTCCGCCGGATTTGTCAACACCTCCGCCCGAATTTTTCGGCGCGAACCGTCCTGTTTTCGGGTCATGCCTGTCATTCGCCCTTGGTTCGACGGTCTGATTGCCGAGCTGAGTGGTCTGATTGGTGTTCGGCGTGAAGACTTCCATAGTCTTCGGATTGAGAAGAATGTCCCCGAGCCCCATTGTAAGCCAGTTGAAGCCCGTTGCGTCGTAGTCCTCAGCCGCACGCACCTCATCGACCTGGAGAAAATGGTTCTTCAGCGCTATCTCATACGCCTGATACCGTTCGAGCTGCGAGCCGCGCGTGAGCTCCTTGGTGTCAAACGCCCAGTAATAGCCCTCCGCCTTTTCGGATTCGAGCAGCAGCTTGCTGTCGAGCTCGGTCTCGATGTAGCACAGCAGCGCCGTGACCGCCGCGATGAACTGCCGCTTGTCCTCCTCGGAAGCACCGCCGTCGATTATCGTGTGCGGATACCCGAAAAGCTTCGATATCTCGACGCTGTTCGCCTTCGTGTTCTCGTTTAGCTGCATCTCCGCCGAGGACGCAGCCATTGACGTGTACTTCGGACCGCCGTTGAGCACGAGTACCTTCGGGTCGTCGAGATCGGTGTTGCTCATGACCTGCTTGTAGCCCGACTTTATCTTCGTAACCGCTTCCTCCGCAAGCCTTGTGTCCGAAGTGATGATGCCGGGGCGCACACCGCCCGTCCCGTAAAGCACCTTTTCGAGCTTGAGAGCGTTCCATGCCGCCGAGAATATCTGCTGCTTCTCCTGCTGCAAGGGGATATTAGTGAAGCCGTCCCTGGTCTTGCGCAGCAGCCTTATGAATTTGAAGTCGTAATAGCGTCTGCCGTCCACAAGAACGTCATAGCTCTTGAATATCGGGTCATTGTTCTTCATGAAGCTCACTCTGCCGTCCTCGACGTAGTGCAGCGACCGCGCCCGACCGCCTCTGCTGTCAATGTATATCCATGCGCCGCGCCCGAGATAGTAGTCCTCGAGAGCCATTCGCCACATCTCAACGGTATCGAGCGTGTCGCCCGTTTCGCCGTTCAGGAGCCTGAGCCGCGGATCATCGGTGATCTCCCTTACCTTGCCGTCATCTTTTCGGTACAGCTTGACGGGCAGCTGCGAGACAGTCGCCGCAAGCTTTTCGATGTTTGCCGATACCGACGGTATCTCCAGCGCCGCCTCTCTCGTGAGAACGCCTGTCACGCCGTCCAGCAGCCTCAGCAGCGAGACCGTCGGTTCACTTTCACTTACATCTGACCGTTTTTCAACACTGCCACGTCTGAACCTGTCGAAAATACCCATTTTTTCACCTTCTTAACAATAATATTCGCCCGGCACGTCAATCTCGCCGACTTGCAGCAGGAACACCGCATTGATGAGTGATACGACCATATCCACCTTGCCTGCGGACTTCTTTTTGTTGACATACTGATTGAGGTTCGTATCCTTGATGCAGCGTGCGTTCTGGAAGTTGATCTCCAGCATCGTATTGTCGGCATAAGCAAATTTCTGCTCAAGAATGTACTCGCGCAGGAGCTTGGTCGGTCGGTGAAGCACGCTCGAATGCTGCTTTATCTCGACGCATTCGATGAACACCTTCTGCGAGTTCTCTAATTTCTTGATAGTCGAGAGCGCGTTCCAACGGTCATAGCCGAGCTGGACGATGTCCACGCCGTACCGCTCGGGCAGTGAGACGATGAACTCCTCGATGAAGTGATAGTCGATGACCTCGTCGCCGCATTCAAAGCAGACTCCCTGAGCGATGAGCCGCCTGTAGTCGATATGTTCCTTCTTGTTCTTCTCGTCGAGCCGTCCCTTAGGTATGAAGCCCCAGACCTTCGCATAGATAACACCTTCAAAGAGCGTGACCATTGCAACAGAGGTGTTGTCGTCGGACAGAGAAAGGTCGAGCCCGAGGTATACGCGCTTGCCCTGCCAGAAGCTGTCATCGACCGCCTGCCTGCACAGTCTGAGCCTTGTGACTTCAAGATATGCCTCCACGCCGAGTCCTTTGTAGAGGATATTCAGATGCTTGCAGAGGAAGTTCTCGCGCTTGTCTTCGTAGAGTATAGCCATTTGCCGCAGCTCGGCGATATGCTCGAAGATGTATCTGTGAGTGACAGCAACGGGGTTCGCCTGGTAGATGACTCTGTCGTCGGTCTGCCAGATATCGCCCGATTTGAGTTCGTCGTCAGGCTCATACAGGAGCGAGAACCGCCGCCTGCTCACACTCAGACCGTCCAGGCACTTCTTTGAGATGTCTATCTCGTCTATCATTGCGTTGTGGTCGTTCGGATACTGCGTCGAAATGATGATGCCGAGCTTTTCAAGGAGCGTTATCTGTGACGAGCGCATGGCTTCTATCGGGTAGTTGTCCATAGCTCCGGCTTCGTCCGCGAGGAACATATTCGCGAGCTTACCGTCCATTTTGTCCTGTGAGTAGGCGAGGGGAGTATATTCCGACTCCGTCAGCAGACACCGCACCTCGCTCCGCAGCACCTTGAACACCTTTTCATCCGCAAGCGCAGGTGATGATTTGATTATCTTCCTGACCGCGAGCTGCAGCTCCTTTGAAAGCTTCAGCTCCGGTGCGACTGAGAAAAAACGGCTGAATTTCGGCTCTGTGAGCAGACCGATGATGAATACGACCGCCGATGTGAAGGTCTTGAAGTTCTTTCGTGCGATCTCGAGCACGCCCGTGGTGTAGTATCTCAGCCGTGTCTCCCTCTGCCTTGTGCAGAACAGCGCATAAATAAAAAGACTTGAATAGTCTTCAAGTCCCTCATACATATTCACTTTCAGGTCGGGGTGCATCATGACCTTCAGCAGCTTCGTTATTTTTCTGAACCGCTTTGTGTCAACGTAAGCCTCAGGGTCGTCGCCGTTGGCTATCGTGAGCCACTGCACACACTGCTTCTTGACATATCTGCCGCATTTACCCTCGTTTTCCTCTGACGCCCACTGAGCGTATCTGTATGCCCTGCTGCTTTTTACTATGTCAATCTTGCTCAGCTCCTTCGGGGTATAAGAAAACCGCTCTGTGCGAGCGGCTTAATCAACTATTTTGATGCCTTTGATTTCAGACTGATATAGAATGATTCCGTCGGATTCATCACTGCTTTTCTTTAATCCTATACAATCTTCATCAGGTTCAACATTGTCAGATGCATCGGAAAAGAAAGATGCATAATAATTTTTAAGCTCTTTTCCGTCCGATGTAACTACATTAACATTATGACCGACAAAATATTCTAAATCCATGAAATCACTCCTTTTTCTTCGGCGAATAAGGCGACAGGTGTGTACGTTTTTTTGAATAATGCGCCATGACATAAGATGTATTCTTTTTCAATTTTGTATCATAGGCAGCATTTTTCTTGAATAAAAATGCCTCTTTTGCATTTCCTCGACTGTCAAAGAAAACCTCTCCCGAAGCAGCATTCTTTTTCAAAAATTTTTGAAGCTCTGACGAAGGGACATTGAAGTACGATTTTTCTATCCCTTTTTTAAGAAAGCTTTCGTATTCAGGCGTTCCTTTGTAATGACGATTCTGCATTTCCGTATTGATATCAAGGGATATATCCCCATTATCAATCAATTTTTGCAGCCGCTTTTGATTTTCTGTCTTTATTATACCACTTCCGCCCGATTTGTCAATCCCCTTAGCCGCATTCGGAGAGGTGGTGAACCGACCCGTTTTCTCGTCGTGATTGGGATTGAACCTCAGCTCGAGCCGATCCTGTTCAAGCTGTATCAGACGCAGGCGGTACACGGCAAGCTCGGTGAACCAATCAGTCATCATCTTCACTCAGCAGCTTCACAAGCGGATTTTCCTCCCTGACTGCCTGAGCATTGATACTTGCAAGCTTTGCACGGCTCTGAGGGGAGAGACTCAGCTCGTTGCAGTAGCGGAAGAAAGCCTTCGTGTACTTTTCCTTGACGGCGACGAGCTTCGGATCCAGCGCACCCTTTGCGTTGAGCTCCGCTTCGATGCTCTGCATACGGTCGATGCATATGCTGCACTCGGTCAGGACGTAAATGTCGAGATTGCCGAGAATGCTGCTCGCTTCAAGGTTGGCGACGATGTAGCGGAAGATGTCAGCCTGCTCCTGCGTGAGATAGTCGGGCGGAATGAGTGCGTCGGAATCGCCTTTGAGCACCGCCTCGCCTTTGGCACGGCTTTCGAGCTCTTCCTTCGTGAGATTCTTCGACATCACCGCCACAGCCTTTGACGGTCTTGCCATTTTATCAGCTCCTTTCAGATTTGGATTTCGGGAATTTATCATTTACAGAGATAGGCGTTTGCTTTTACCTCTGCTTTGCGTTTCAGCTCTTCCATTCCTTAACCTTCTTTCTGCCCTGCGGGCTTCGTGCCTTTAGAAAAGAGAAGCTCTTGTGTTACTGTTTGTGCTGGCGGCTTCCTTTTCCTTATAGGCATATTATACCACAAGCCCGCCGCTCCCAGCGGGGCGGGCGGTGGTGGTTAATTATCAATTGATTATCTATTGATAATCTATTACGCAAAACGGAATTGTCATTTTCGGCTATATTACGTTATTTGCGGAAATGGCTTCCCACGTAAAAAAACACTTTTCCCACGTAAAAAAACACTTTTCCCACGTAAAAAAACACTTTTCCCACGTAAAAAAACACTTTTTAAGCGGGTAAGAGGGGGCTTTTTCTTCTAAAGGCTCTGAGAAGTTGAGGGGCTGGCTAGCTAGGCGGGGGGGAGTACCCCTTGCATATATCCTTCTGGACTACCCCGGGTCACTGCTCAAAAATCTGCGCTGAGTGTCGAGAAGCTTACTAGGAATAGGCGGAAGGGGTTAGGGTGCTTCCTCTGATCCAGGCGGGCGGCTTGCCGTCTGCTATGCTTGCCGGTCTCCTTGTGGGCTTGTAGTGCTGTGGCTGCTAGAGCTGAGACCGACTATAAAAGCCCCCGGCTGTGCTGGCTCTCGTTCTGGCTGTGCTGGTGTCCTCTAATTGGGATTTTCATTTAGGGGAGCTTTTATTTACAAGGGTAGGCGTTTGGTTCCGAA